AAATCACTTGTTATGATGAACATAGCATTGAATTGGTTACAGACAGGAATGAGCGGAGTCTATGTCACATTAGAATTGAGCGAAGAACTAACTAGTTTGCGGACTGATGCTATGTTAACTAATATGGGTACAAGAGATATTCGTAAAGATATCGGATCAACTGAACTTAAAGTTAAGATGGTTGGTAAGAAAGCAGGCCAATATCGTGTTAAAGCATTACCCGCACAAAGCAATGTAAATGACATTCGTGCTTATTTAAAAGAGGTACAAATTCAAACAGGTATTAATATTGACTTTGTGATGATTGACTATTTGGATCTAGTAATGCCAGTATCTGTTAAAGTTAACCCAAATGACCAGTTTATTAAAGACAAGTATGTTGCTGAAGAATTGCGTAATTTAGCAAAAGAAATGGGTATATTGATGGTTACTGCATCACAGTTAAATCGTAGTGCTGTAGATGAGATTGAGTTTGACCACAGTCACATTGCAGGGGGTATTAGTAAGATTAATACAGCAGATAATGTGTTTGGTATCTTTACAAGTCGTAGTATGCGTGAGCGTGGGAAGTATCAGATTCAATGTATGAAGTCACGTAGTTCAACTGGTGTCGGTCAAAAGATTGATTTAGATTATAATGTAGAAACTATGCGTATTAGTGATTCTGGTGGCGAGGGGGAAGATAGTTATAAACCTCAACCTAGTGCTAATCAGATTATGAGTTATCTTAAACCACAAAGTACATTACAATCAACAGAACCTATCATAGACCAGACTACAGGTGAAGTACTAGAACCTGAAAACAAGAAAGTTGTAGTAGATGTTCAGGGGTCAAAATTGAAGAATTTGCTGAATAGCTTAAAGAAATAAAACCGTAAAATAGATAAATACTATTAGGAAACTATTATGCAAAAACAAACTCGTAGCCTGCTACAGGAATTGGAAGCAATTGGCAATAACCGTGATACAAGTCATGTTATTGAGAGTAGAGCCCACAATATCATTACCAGTGCTATTAATTTACTAGAAATGATTAATAGGCATTATCCCAAAGAACAGGCAGAGATATTAGAAAGAAAGTTGCTTGGGGCGATTAAATCCCGTGACCAAGGAAAGTTTTCCAAATCAATAAAGAAAAACAGTGACAAAGAGCAGTTATGAATTTATCGGAATCGTTATCTATATTAAGCAATAAACTATCCTCTATTATATTATCAGAGGCCGAGTTGGCCAAGGCACATTTAACGCATCCAGAAGATATAATTGTTATGCAAGGTAGTAAGGGTTTAGAAAATGCACTAGCCCGAATGACGTCCACACTGCAACAACCGGAGCAAGCAACAATCAAGTGGGACGGTAGTCCTGCACTAATATTTGGATATGGACCTGATGGTAAATTTAGAGTCATGGACAAACATATGTTTGACAAAGTAGATGACAGTGGTAGAAATGTTTTTAGCCCTAAACAGTTTAAACAATATGATATAAACAGGGGAGTAGTTAGAGACAATTTAGCACAAGATATTGCTAATTTATGGCCTGATCTACAAAAAGCAACTCCCAAAACACCTGGATATTATTGGGGTGATATGTTGTTTGGATCACCGTTACCAGTTACCAACGGAATGTATGTATTCCAACCCAATAAAATAGGTATTGAATATAAGGTTCCTGCAAATATCCCATTTGCACAGCAGAATTTAAAAGGTAAAAGAGCCGGTATAGCAGTTCATCAATTTATTCCAGCAGATGCACATCAAAAAGCTATTGAAGCAACTCTAGAAGCAAAACGTAAAGGTAGTAACGAAAAATTTAAAGCAACAGATTTTGCTCAATCACTTAATGGTGGTTTAGGACAATTAGTTATTCCTAAAAATTCAAATATAGCAATACTTCCTAGCAAAATGGAAGTCACTCCTACAATGAATACAGATAAAAAAGAATGGGATGCCGCTACTGCGAGAGTTAAGCAAATGTTAATACCATTAGAAGCTAGCATAGATAAATTTGTTGGAGGCATACCTTTAGCCAAGATTACTACAAATAATACGTTCCGCGGTTATCTTACCAGTTATATAAATGATGAAGTAAGAAAGATTTTTCCTAGTTTACAAACAAGTAAATCACCGGAACAGCGTGATGCAATTATTAACAATGTGTTAAAAACAATGGGCGCAAATTTTATGAATTATGTACAGCAGAAGTTAGCTAGTGATACAAAGATGACAGACAATAATAAACAAATGATATTGAATCACATTCAAACTAATAAAAAAGGAATGATGAATTTATATAAAATGTGGGCTGAATTATACAAATTGAAAATGCACATATATAATGATTTAGATGTTGCTGGTAAACAGGGTCAAGTTAAGGGTTACCTAAAGACCGGCGATGAGAGTCAAGAAGGCTATGTAGCACATGGTGTTAAGTATGTAGACCGTCTAGGTGGCTTTAGCGCACAGAATTTAGCCGGAAATCGCAGATAAATTAAGCCCAAATCCTGGATTTTTTTGTACCAGGCATAAATAAGAGTAGAGCTATATGCTCACAAACTTAAAGGAATTTTAAAATGGCACAATTTACAAGAACACATGGTGACTATCAACCAGTAATGAACTATGACCAACCAGCTTACACAGTTGGTGCAGTTAATGCAGTAACTTCAGGAGTTGTAGTACAACCTCAAGGTCCTAAGTTAGATTACTTCACTGCAACTGCTACAGGTGCATTGACAACAACTCAAATCAATACAATGGTACAGACAATTCAGCAATTAGCTATCGTCTACATTTATGAGTATACAGACACAACTAATGATACATTAGCATTTGCTGTATATCCAACAGCTGCCTGGACAACTTCAGCATTGGATACTGCTTTCACAGCAGCCGGTGTAACAGGTACTACAACTACAGCTACTGCTACATTCACAAACTAATCTAATTAGTCTAAAAGGACCCGAGAATTTCTCGGGTTTTTTTACGGATGTTAAATAGTGTATATGAGTTACATTATTACTTGCTACACACTATTTGATATTACACCAACTGGAGTAATGAATAGAAACCGTCCAGCAATTGACGAAGAAATAGTAGCATGGTTATATAAACGAAATACACAATGTAATTTTGATACTGTATTACAAGCTATATCATTACGTAGTCAACCTGAAATTACTAGAATGCCAGAAAAAATACAAATAAGATTTGATGATTTTACAGACTTTGGTTTTCTATTTGAACAGCAAGAAGATGAGTTATATAATTGCTGGTCCTTTGATTTTCAAATACAACATGCTAGCGTATTTCATGATGGGACTAATGAATTAGGATCATTGTATAGTGATTGTGATACAGTCCCGATGATTAAAACTGACACAGTTTGGGACAAACTACCGTCATTCTTAGACACAACTGATGAACTTAAAAACATACACTTTAAGGTAGTGCAATATGGTTAAACGTAATAATCCAGAAAAACAGTTAGAAAAACTAATGAAAACTGATTTTGTGGGCCAGTTGGAAGATGTTATCATTTTTCAGAATCCCGACAATAGTTATGAATTATTCAATACATATCATATTAATAAAAATGACAATAACGAATATGTTGTGAAAATGCATACCACATTTACTAGTCATAATTTTAATACCCTTAAACATGCTGTAGCTTGGTGTACATTTGATAAAAGAAATCTGTTATATCAATCAAATAGGATACTTAAATTAGACAGTTTGTTAGCCGGATTAGAAGTAGATATATCACTACATACTAAACTGTTTAAAAAAGCCAAAAATGCTGATGATCGGTTGATCTTTTTATCCAAATTAAGTGAGGATAAATTGAAAAAACGACAGATTACGGATGAATTATATACTTATATTAATGATTCCAAACGCTGGCAAACCAATAGATTTAACACAAAACCTTAACAATAAAACAAAAAAGATAAATACTTTATATTAGTCTTGGAATATAACTATGAAACTAACTGAATTTGACAACAAAAAAATATCAACTGCTAAACAAGCGTTGAAAGAACACTATTCTCTACCGTTTAATACAAAGAGAATGACTGTGACTGAAACTAAGTCTATGCTTAATAAAGTCCGTGGATTGATTAATGAAACTAAATCATCTACTGAATTTTACAAAAGCCAGACTAGTGCATCATACATGAAACTAGTGTTTATGGAACAGGCATTAGCTGACCATTTCAGCTACCTACAGTCACTACCAAAAGCTCGTATCGTTGTAGAAAACGAAGAGGTTGAGAAGTCACAGGTTGTTTTGGCAGCCCAAGACATGGTTGACCAAATACAAAAAATGGTAGAAGAAGTATCAGATATGCTTGTAAAAGAATTGCCAGCATTAACATCTGGTGTTCAATCTGAGATTGGTGTAAATGAGAGTGAATCTTTCAACCAACAAGTTACAGAAGCATTGACTTCAGTACAAGCCGCATTGACACAAAGCAAAGGCACGATGCAATCTGCATTGAATGGCATCACTGGTCAAGGTGGTGACATGATGGGCGGTAACCCCGCAGATGATGCGTTTGGAGATGAGTCAGGTGCAAGTGCTGATTTAGACATGGATATGTCTGGTGATTTAGCAGGCGACGGTGAAGAAGATTTCAGCGTTGATGATGACATTTCTATTGACGAACCAGAAGAAGAAGTCCCTGTTGCTGGTGCTGGCCGCGCAAAGAGATAATGCGTCTATTTGAATTATCTAATCCGAATCCACTATTAGTTAGATTAGTTGCTGTCACAAGCCAGTTAACTAGTGAAATTGATAGTGGTGACCAGCATTCTGATTGGACAGTTGATGAGTTATTACAATATTATAAAGATAACGATATCATATTAGCCAAACAAGATTTGTATGATATGATTAAAAAACCACCATTGAAGAATAAAATTGACAATATTCAAGGTGATAAGGTTATATTCAAAGGTCAAGACAGTCCAATTGAACCTGAAGAAGAAGATAGCAAAAAAGTCATTGACCAAATGGCGCACAAAGCAATGAAGTAAGATGATTACTATCACCGAAAAAGCTTCTAATAAAATAAAACAAATAATAACAAAACGTGGTAAGGGTCTAGGGATACGAATAGGTGTCAAGACCACGGGCTGTAGTGGTTTGGCATATGTGTTAGAGTATGTTGATGAATACAATTATGATGAATCCATTATAAATTATGCACAACCAAATTTTATTGTATTAGTAGATAAAAAGCATGATGTATATTTAAAGAACATGATTGTAGATTATGTACGAAATGGGTTAAATGAGGGTTTCGAATTCAGTAACCCAAATGAACGTGACCGTTGCGGTTGCGGCGAGAGTTTTAGAGTTTAACCTAAATTGTTGTGTTAGGTTATGAAATATAGTATAATAGCTGAATGTACATACCAAACAAATATAATTATATTCCGATGAGCCGTGTAGAGATCGACGGCAAACGCAGATACGCAACACCTGATGGTGAAAAGCTCCCTAGTGTAACAACTATTTTAGATGCTACTAAAAGCGAAGAATCTAAAAAAGCATTAATGG